ACTATTATTGCTCCTGTTATTTCATCAGTACAACCCCCATTATTGATAACATATAACCCATAATCAAACGGTTCTGATGTTTCAATTACACAAGTCCCTGTTGATCCACTACAACCCCCATCATCAAAAACTTCTATATAATAAACTTTAGGTGCTAATCCGAAAAATTGATACGTATTTGAACTTGATCCTGAAGTAACATATGTACTGCCTGTATTAACATCATATTCATATAAATAATATTTTACAGGATTATACGCTGTTGCTGCTGAAACATTTATAAACCCGCTATTTAATCCACACGCTGATTCGCTATTTAAAGTGATAGATGCGCAAATGCCAGACGAAACGTGTAATAATATGTTTAAATACTGGTTATCCGGTGTAGTTGAATCTGTTACTAATAAACTATATGTACCTGCTGATAAACTATTCCTTGTTGAGGCTGTCACCGATACATCAGTACCTAGAGATGGTGATGTCCATTCAATAGTATATGGTGATGCCCCAAATTGGGGGATTAAATTAATCGCCCCAGAATTTAAATTACCACAATCCCCTGTTATCGATACATTATAAGCTGCCATTAATCACATCTAATTGTAAACTGAATACCAACATTCAATTCAAAAGTTTTATTATAAAAATTAGGATCACAACCTAAATTGTAAATAAATAATGTTGGTTTATCTATGTCAACATTAAATATTACACCTAACCCATATTCCAACAGTATATTAGGTAAATCGTTTTGTAGATTAGTTAGCCATAAATTGTTGGATGGAGCATCATTCATACCATATCCGGTATATATTTGTTTTTGATATATTATACTACTATCATATCTAACATCAATAAACCAAGTAGAAATTAATGTATTTTCAACACAACTCGATAAAGATATTGATTGTCCTGATAAATAATTTGTTACTACAGAATACAATACATCCTTAAATGACGATACTAGATTATTTTCATTATCCCAAGGAAATATATATGGTTCAATATATTCATCTACACATTGATATGGGAATAAAGTTGTATTAATCAATACCGGATCACAAGGTAATGGCATTATTCTACAACCTCTTTGCAGTCTATAGACAAATTTTTGCCTGTGGAATATAGAGTTGTCAAATTTAGTTCCCCCCATCCAAATAGTTGTTGCCGGAACCATTTGCTCAACCAACTTTATCCAATAAGTACCCAAACCATTTATATAATTTATCATGGTTTGATACGTATAGTTGTCATTCGGTATGTTTACCTTAACTTCAGATTCAATATATTTCCACCATATTGATTGTAATGTAGGATAACCACCGGTTTTACCGTCAGAAATAAACTGTCTATTTCTAACATTTATTGTATTAAACCAAAATGATTGTGCAAACTCAAAAAATGACTTTTTGCTTGGTTTAGGATTTATATATGTCCAATCGATACCTCCTGGCTGTGGGTACGGCGAGGTTAGTCCTGTTGATGGTATTGGATAATCGAATTTATTCGACATATACCAAACATCGTACTCTAATCCTTGTGATGGTTTTAAAAAAATATCCGTATTCTTTACGTTAAGTAATAGTTTCTCATTAGATATGTCATAATAAGCATCGTAGTTAGAACCTCTAGTTCCAACTCTAAGCCCTAAATCATTACTAACCCAACTTTTCTTATTATCAATAACACGGGTTATATTAAACCCTAAACTCATATATGGGAAATCCCTAAATCTGTCTAAATATTTTTGTCCGTAAGTAAATGGTTGAAATTCACTGTTTATTGTGAAATTCTGACCACTAAATGTACTTCCTGATAAATTAACAATTAAAGGGCTTTGATGTTGCTTTGTTAGTTCATACCATCCAGCACCTTTTTGGAAGAACATACTATCATTGTCAACAGGGGCCTTTGGGAAACCATTGTCGTCCACCGGATAGTTATTTCGATATACTACAACATTATTAACAACAGTATTTGTTGTAAATGCACTATATTTAACACCTAAAATACTAAATGTTGCACCACTATCTAATACCGGAAATTCCTCAACATATGTAGAACCAGATATTCTAGCATATTGCTCAGAGAAATCAGCCATATTTATCCTTTCTCCTGCAATATATATACTTTCGTTAAACTCAACAAGTGCATCTGGGGCACCAACCAATCTGAGCATAAATTCAATAGATCGTCTAGTTCCTTTTGACCTAAAAAGATATGCTGAATTAAGAATTAAATTCCTATAAAATTGATAATTTAACTCTGTTGGAGTATTTGCTCTTGAGAATCCTGGGTATTCTAACTTGTCGCCTGTACTGAAAATAGAATTTAGGAAATCATCATTAGTAATTGGAGATATGTTAATATTCCAACCCAAAGTTTGTGCTAAATTCTTTAATAATTGTGAAGGTATGTCATTTTTAACAACATAATTTACCGATGTTATATGTGCCAGAGCATCAATAAATTTTTTAACCTCATCAAAACTTCTACCATATATTGTCAAAAGTTTCTGAACTCTTTGATCTGTAGTGTCGAAATCCTTAAATGATTGAGTTGTTAAAAATCTGGCTATTAAGTTAGTTTTAAAACTATCAAACGAATCTGCAATATCGCTCAAAGTTTCAACATAATCATCAAACGAAGCTGTGAATATATCTAAATTCCAAACACCAAACAATGGCCAAGTAATTGTCTCAAAATCAGTATATTGTAAACCATCTTCAGTTTGTCTTGGAACTTGAAATGTTGCTGTATAAATTGGAACCACTAACCTGTTTAAAAGATATTGTTCTATATGATCAAATGGCTCTATAAACGCTTGGTCAGCATAAAAATCATTAGGCCTAATAACTAAGTAATCTATTGATTTATCTTGCCCAGAAAAAGGATTTCCTGCCACCGTAATCTCAAGAGTTCCAGTATAAATGTCTATACTCGGTTCTAAATATAATAAAATATATTCATTATCATTAATATATAACGAATACTTTGGATATTCTTTTCTCATATTTCTAAGATATGAGACTTCAAATTCTAATGAAGAAATATTTACATCTGAGTTAATACTAAAATCCACTGAAAATGGATTACTAATCTTTTCAATATCAACATTAAATGTTGTGCTATTATCTACAGGATCATATACACAATTAAATGCTGTATAACCTGAAATTGCTAATCTATTAAACTGTGATATTTCTAATGCCGCAGGAAAATAATTAATTATCTTTGTTACGGATGTTGATAATCGCTTAGTTAATGGACCATACAATACAAAACTAGAAATTTCAGATAAATCAAAGTTAGGGTAAACACTAAATTCTTTAGATATTAATAATTTAGACTGTTGTACCGTATCAATGTTTAGCGTATCTAAAGATATTGGGTCAGAAAAAGCACCAATTTCAAAACTTCTATTAATTTTTTCACTTAATGAAGTTACAAACTCAAAATTTGCTAAAGTAAGACCCCCGCCAGTGACCAACTGAAGGCCAACTAACTCATCTGAAAATGTACCTGCACCACTTGAGGGTACTGGCGGATATTTGTAAAATTTTTTAGCCATTATTGTGTTATTGTAGCAAAGTTTTTACTAAAGTCTATATTATTACCACGATCTTCCCTCACCTCATACAATAATGCGTTAAATCCATCTCTAACTTCATATAAATTATATTGTTTGTATATATTATTTTGGCTATCATATATGGTGTATATACCATCATCAATAGATTTAGTTTGATTTCCATATAGAGCAATGCCTAGTGTTGAAATATCCTGATCAACAAGTTCGATATCCAATGTTATTGGATTAAAATATGTGTTAGTAAATATAATACTTTGACCTGGTTGGCCAATATATGGCGTTGCATTTGGTTTATTTGTTGGGGCTGAAGATGGTGTTAATGTGCAAAAAACCAAATTTGTAACGCCCTCAACATAACGGTATCTAATTGCTTTTTGTGATGTATTAGTTAAGTTTTGAGTTACTGGCTCACAAAAAAAGTTTGATGTTATAACTCTAAAAAAATTGGGAACTTTTGATCCATCATTGTTTAAATATTCTACTCGATAACCAACCAAACCTTGTGAAATAAATTTGTTCCTGTATTGAGATGGCACATTATCCAAATTGATAACTATACCTCTTACATTTGGCAATGCTGATAATACGCCACAATCGTTGATTGTAGTTCTAATTTGAACTGGTCTAATATATAAAGTGTATATCCCTAAGGCATTAAACTCAGTTGAGGGTAACGTAAGATTATATAATCCACCAAGTATCTCAACATTAGCATTACCGCCAGTATTTTGATTATTAAAATAAGGTCTTAATATTGTTTTAGCATCTAAAGATTTTAATATGAAATTATCCGTAACATCTCTAGATTGCGTATAATGCATGATTATCTCAACATCTTCTGGTGATACGTCAGCACCTCTAATAGTACCATATGTTCCAATTGCCATAATTTTCTATGTTATAATATAAATATTTATGTTTGTTCTTTTAAAGCGTTCTCATTTTGAAAAACCCATAACCATAGTTTTCTAAATCACCAATATTATCTACTTCCCCCAATCTTTGTATTCTTTCTAATACACTGTTTTTACCTCTTTCTATAAAGATATCTGACTGAACTTCAGGTGCATATATTATATTAATTAATGACTCATCTTTAACTATAGGCTCAGAAATAAGCCATTCGCTAGTTATTCCTGAACTACTAGCAATAAATGTTGTAACACCTCCAGAATAATCAAAATACTTAATATTTTGTATTGTATAACCAGTATATGATGGTTCTAATTCATTTACAGCCCCAAAAAATTCACCTAAATAATCTGTAACTATTTTATTAATAATATATGGAATAGGGCCATATTGTTTTAACTCCATAAGTCTTGATTTCGTGTACCCCGTAATTAAAAATGGTATTTGTGTGTAATTACTACTTACTTGAGCCTCAATAGTATTATTTGAATCGCCTGTGAAAATATAATCATAAGATATTTTAGTACCTGACCAAGAACCTATATTCGGGCTAAAATATGCCGTACCATTTGGATTTGGTATTGACGTTCCACTAAACGGAATATTGACTTCTTTTTCAATTGTATTGATCCCCCAGGGATTTTTTTGAGATAGAGTTATTTTGTATGTACCACTATTATTATAATAATGAGTAATATACTCCGGAGAATATTTTGTGACTGTTTCACTATCTGTATTATCCCCCCAATCTATAGTATATGTCGATAATTCCAAGAAATTATTATAACTTTGCATTGAAGTGTTATAGACATAACACACATATGGGTTATTCTCACTGCCTGAGAATATAAAATTAGTTACCGCGTCATATTGTAATAGATTACCATCAAATGTCGAGTAATAACCAACATCTGTCGCTGTCTCAGTTAATAAAATAGGTACCGTTAAACCTGTTAATAATGAAGTCCCGCCAGTATTACCAGATAAGATATCTGTCATGGCACTATAAACATATGTACAACCACTAGGCGTTGTTGACCCTGAAGGATAACAAACTTGAACTAGATCTGAAACTATATTTTCTGGTGAAACTTTAATAATAAAATTCATGCTTATGGATTAATATATTCGTACCATTTTATTGGATTTGTAGTCGTACCTGCCTTATTATTGCTTTTATCAAAAATATTATATGTATAGTTTGAATAATTAAGTACTACTTTATAATAGAAATAATCTTCTTGGGGGAATGAAAACTTATTACCTAATAATAAAGATTGTTGCGTATTCATCATTTTTATAAAAACGCCTGTTTTTGCATCAAAAAATTTAGCAGTCATGTAAAAGGTGTCAATATTAATGTAATCCCGATTCTTTAGCCAATAAATAAAAAAACCCTCTTTATTCCCTATGTAATCTAATTTAAACCTTGGGGATTTTATATTTCTAGGTTTACCTAATATGTTAATTATATCATTCTCACCCTCCTGAACTGGTAAAATTATCGTTACATAATTTTTTTGTATCTTTAAGTTAGTACTATCATATAAGTCTAATTTGAAAAATGACTTTTTAAAAGAATTTGCATATAAAAAAACTTCATTTGAAGAAAAACCTTGAGTTATATAGGATCTTACCCAAGTAGTATTATCAACTGACGCTCCTTCTGGCACAAAATAAAAATCGTAATTTAATTCAGTATTAATCTTATTATTAACCAAATACTCTTCAGGCCCAAACCTGACCACTTCGAAATCTTTATCAGTATTGATAATTTCGTTAATGGTGTTTGTTTCAAAATCTAATAAAGAATCACTCCTACCTACAAAGTCCCAATTATTTTGGATTGGAATGGTCAGCTCTTTCTCAATATTAGGATTTAATACTATATTATATCTATTCGCAATCATCTATTATTGGATCAAATATTTGATTTATATTTTCAGCCTCGACCCCTTCAGGTATCAACTTAAATAATATTTCGTTACTAGGGTAGTGAACTCCATTTAAGAATGGATAATCAACGCCAATACCATCACTATCTATATACCCATAATCATACATATCTCTCCAAATTATTTTTTTACTTTTTTGAGAAAAAAATGCGTAATTTGGTAAATTCACAATACTACTACTATTACCCTCTTCAATATACGGTGAAAACTCCTTTAGAGTAATACTGTAATGAGGAATGTAATAATAACCTAATGGATTTGCAATCTTTTTGTTTTTATTCACAGAATTAGGATCCTGGATATACGATATCTTAAACAAGTCGCTATTATACGTTAATTTATGATATTCCTTTGAAATAACTCTTTCTATCATTTCAACATTATTGAATTCACATAAGTCACCATCAACTATATCGCCAGGTTCTAAATTAACATTATAATAAAATCTAAACTGATTTTTAGTATAATTTTTTGTTCTAATTGTTGTTTTATTTATATTAAAATTTTGTGATGACCAATAATCCGATAAATACGTATTAACATTGAACCCGAAGCCTTGTCTTAGTCCTGAAGATTCTAAATCATTAAGATTTATTGGTTTATTAAACCATCCAAAATAACCCTTGTTTACTATTGTTATATACAATGAACTTAACGGCCTATTTAAATTATCTAAATAGCTGCTTATATCAACATCTTTTTTGAATGAAATTAGATATGATTGCCCCCCTTCTTTTTGAACTATTTTAGCCCTATTATCGTAAGTTAATGAACTATATAAATAGGCGTTAATATTCTTAAAAGGGTTTTGTTCGAATCCTGATTTAGTTAATACCGCTTCATCAATACTAGATAAAACCTTATGCCTTCTAACATAATATCTGGATGTGGATTCCCCGCTATTATTTATATCTATTATGCGTTTAAATGTACCTAGAGAATTATTAGTGATATTAAACCCATAATTGAATACATTAAAAATGTACTTATCTGAATTATACCCAGAATTGCCTAAGGAATATACTTGGAAGATACTAATACCCGTGTACCCTGGAATATTTACTACAACATATTCCCCAACTGAAAGATTATGTTCACAAATACATTTAAATGAAATTATGCTTTTAATTGTTCCGTCCCCAGGGCTATTAACTTTAAAATGAATCCCATCACTAACTTTCCAAGTATATGATGATCCATCTTCATAATAATACTGTAATGTTCTGCTGTTATCATTATCAAAGGCATATGTTATATATTGCCCCCAGTTGTATGTTGTGGCACTTTTGTTTACAAAGTCAACATGAGGGCCATCTATACCAACTTTTTTAGTATATCCAGGTATATTATTATCTGATCGTATAAAGTCAAACTCAGTATATTGTGGGAATCCTGACCATGATGAAGTATATATCGAATTTTCGCTATTTACTAGGTATAAATTATTTGTAAATGGTTCATAAATATTTCCAATACCTGTCGTTCCAGAATATTCGTTACTAAAAACAAATGTCAATTTTGACGTTACCCTAAAGGTTGTAGATGTTTGCCTTTCATTATTGAAAACATCTGCAAGATTAACACTTGAGGTTCTGTCAAATTCATCCAACTCTTTTTGGTTTCCAGATAAACCAAAAGGTATTTCAATATCTTTGTTAGTTGAAGATTTAAATTTATCTTCGCCAAGTATAATTCTAATTACGTCTCTATTCGCCATCTATATCAATTCCACCTATGTATTTTGAATAAAATTTATTTATCGCTGTTTTACCCCTATTTAGTCCAAAATAAAAATACCAAGGGGCTCCAACTAATATTTTCCTATCATTTGGATTAAAATTTGCAGCATAATTATAAGTAGTCTGATTAAAATTATTATTATCGTTAGCATACAAAAATCCTGTAGAATTATACTGGTTAACCTGAATATTATAATTAGGGTACCCAGATGTAAATCTATCCATTTTCTGGTAGTTTAACGCCTTAATACTCTCTGAATTTGTTACCCACTCATTATATTGATTTCCAAACATAAATGGCTTATTAGCTAACTCTTGCACCGGATCACCCTGGTTTAACTTCCACAAATAATGAGGCGTTAATTGACTATCATTACCTAAATAATCATATAAGAATTGGCTATTATTTAAATTAACTCTGATTATCCTACCTGGCGAGATATAATCTCTGTTTTGTATATTATCTGTTGTCGCTGAGAACATAATCCCCAACATAGGATCTTTATTTTTCTGTAAATTAAAATATATCGACGAATTTGTTGCCCCAGAACCTGTCGTATAAAAATTAGGGTCTAACGGCACTACACCGTACTGTGTATTTACAGCAATTGTTTGTGCAAAATCAGCACTAACTCTTCTACCTGGTCTGTTAAAAAGTTTTAACAATGGATCCGTAAGTGTGCTTGTTATTATGTTTCCAGAAAATAAGTTGAGGAAATTAGCACTCAATAATCTAGAATATACAAATAAATTTACCACTTCAGAGTTATCATTATAAGATGTTTCGTTAATAGTATTCATTACATAACCAGCGTACCTACCATTTAAAATAAGTTGTTGTAAAAACTCACTTCTTGGGCCCAAATTTAGTACAGTTGTCGGATACTTAAGGTTTATATCATTAGCACCATTATCAACACTACCTTTTGATTTAAAACCAATGAATTTTTTATTAACATCATCCCAAGGCGATGACCTATAATAAAAATTATTACTCTTTGGATGCAATAAAATAACATCTTTACAGTAAGCTCTACTTTGTACTTTATTCTTATTATTATAATATGTGTTGATTTTAAATGGATATGCAAACAACGTACCGTTAACCCAGTTATTTGTGAAAGTCTGGGAAAGGACATTTTGGCAAATGCTATAAAAGAATGAGAATCTTTTTTGGTATCTTAATATTGCCTTGAAATCTTTCGGAAGATCCCGTATTGGCCCAAAAATATCACTCCCTGGAGGGCTATCACAGGCTTTACAGAATACATAGCAACCGTTAACAACTGAATCTGAGTCTTCACAATTTGGTTTGACCGTTATAGTACCATTTTTTTGCTCATAACAATTTAAATCAACCATATTTTCGCAACTAAATGTCGCTAAAACATTATTCTCATAAGTATTGTCTTCAGGCTCAATATCATCAGAATAATCCCCACCATTATATAATGGGCTAACTATATCTAATTTACCTTCAGTTATTTTATATATTACAAAATTTGAATTTTGTTGTAACAAATATGTATTATTCATCTCACTAGAGATAATGTCTGAGCTTGGTAACCTATCACTTCTCATTACTATCCGACTAGGGTTATTCATTGTTAATATAGGTATGTTACCCCCATATATGAAACTGTAGTAATATGATCTGTATAAACTATCAACATTGTTCTGGCATGAATTGCCATATGTTATACTACCAAATGATATATCATCATATGATAATATTGTACTTATATTGACACAATCTGAGATCGAATAAGTACCTCCATTTGGGCCTACTGAAAAGCTATTAACTGTGCCATCACATGATTGATATTCAACAATACCTCCTGATGCTGACGGTGAAATAAAAATTGTTACATTTTCATAACAAGTTGTTACTGGAGGAACCGTTAGTTTGTCAAAGTACATATATGATGATCCTGCGAATAACTCACTCTCACTATATTTTTCACTTTCTTCTATTTGTGACAAATAACTATTTGTGATGTTTGTTTTAATGTATTTTATATCAGAAATACCACTTTCAATTTTGGTGCCGTTTAATTGAGTGTCCGGATTACTATCTATCTGATAATATGGAAGTTCTGTTGCTGATTTATAATCTAATTTAGAATACAAATTATGGGATAAAGTATTGTATGTTATGTAATTATCCCCAGGTATAAAGAATTTTGATGGATAGAATAAGCTAAACCCATTACTAGTATCATTATTTGATAATAATTCATGACTACACATAATCTCATTACCTAACCCATTTTCAGTGTTTCTAATTGGATTATTAATGCGGTAATCTCCTGTAACTGTAATTTCATCCATATTATCAAAACCGAAAATTCTACCTAAAGAAAATTTTGTAGATACTTTTGGTGAATATGGATCAACGCCTCTCTGGCATATAATCACTCTAGATTCTTGGTCGATTGAATCTATAGGTTTTACTGATAAAGATTCGTTACTGCAACAATCTCCGTAAGCCAATATATCAAAATCAACAGTACTGTTAACAGGTATTTCTGCACTAGATATACAAATGTCAAATGATACCACATGTGTGCCAGTAGAATAGCTTTCAGTGATTACAGCCCCATTACAAAGGTTAAATTTTATATCCCCAGAAGTTGTTACATCAATAGTAATACTTTCATAACAAGTACAATTTATCAACTTTGTTATAGTTGTCGTGCCTTCAATTATGTCGGCAAAACTATTTTTAACAATATTGTTTGTAGCAGATAATGCTCTAAATTCAGACACAGTATAAGTGTCTATTATTTGAAAATATTCAACATCTGATGGATATGTATAATATATTTTTTTACTAGAATTATCTGTAGCTAATTTTGGCGTATTATAATTTACAATTAAGTTATCTTGTCTATTTGTACTATTACCATAAACTACCGATATACTATCAGGAATTATTGTAGTACCTGTTGTAGAATAAGTACCAATATCGTTAAACGATGGTTGACCTGCGATATTCTTGTCTGGTGATGTCTTAGGATTAACAACTGTAAATAAATCTCCATTTGAAAATTCAACACCTGGTAAACATATCATTACTAATGTATTATCGTAATGATATGTGTAAGTATCATTTATTGGATCATAGTTTGAATCTGGTTCATATGTTACTTTAATTATATTCTTACCTGAGTAATACGAGCTCTTAGCATTAAATTGATTTATCCTTTCCCCGAAAGGTAAGTCACTAGAGATATATTCTCCAATTAAACCAGTAGTACCTTTTGTTTTATTAGAAAATTCTGTCCAACGGCCCCCAATTAATTGTTTTAGTTGATCTCTATTCTCATATGTTATTACGTTACTATTATTAACATAATTATTATATGTTGTGATATCATCTAATTCAGAATATGCTGATGAAATACTAAATGGTACCAAAACACCCTGTAAAAGTTGATTATTTGAATTATCCTCTGTTTCTATAACACTACCGTCACCACAAGAACATGTTTCACATGCTGGATAGGTAATCATTGGTAACTTTAATGACCCTAATAATGGTTTCCTTTCTGGTGTACAAACTATTTTATCGCAAAAATTAGCATTTTTAAATAATGCCGAGTTGCATAAGCCACACAATATATTTAAAATAAGATCGTATATAATATTAACAATTGTTGCTACTACAGAATATATTGGAACAACAATTACTAATATCGATAATAAAGCATTAACTAAAAACCTGGTAACTGTATAGAATAGTGTCCTGTAAAAAACCCCATCATTTGTTGGGAATTTATTGACAACATTTTCACAAGAATCATCATCAATTCTTTTTATTGATAAAAATCTATTGTTCTCATTTGATGTTTTGAAATTATCAATAAGGCCTGATACCGTGTATACTTTATTATATTCAAAATTATAAAATCGATCCTCACAATTAATATATGAGATCAATTCATCATTGTTTACAGAAACAAAGCTACTAGTATAAGCTGACCAATTTAAATCAAATGCGTATGATGTTACTGCCTTTTTATATTGCTGGGAACTTGTTGACTTTAAAAATGGGTCATCATCAGATTCAAACCAACCGTTTTCTCTAATATTAGGAACTAAAAAATATCCACGTTTATATGGATCGGTTAATGTCTTATTTTGTTGCCATTTTATCTTAAATCTATATTTACCAGTAGTTGGAACACCAACTCTAGGATCATCAGATAATATTTGTTCCCCAAATTCATTTGTGGTAACAAAATTATTATTCATTGGGACATCAAATAACCAAACACCATTTTCATCGATAAGTTTACCACCATTTGGTAGATCAGCAATTCTTAAAACTGGTAGGCCTTTTTCATCCAAAAATACCGACTGAGTAATTCCAATTACTTCTCCTGGACCTGTTATTAATTTACATAGGTTGCCTGAGTCTCGTTTAACTTTACCGTTTACCTTAACACCGTATTCATCTGGAGTACTGAATATTGAACCCATGAATATCGCTGTTGGTTGTATTGTAACATTTGCCTCGGATGTTAAGTCAAAATCCATTCTAGAAATACCTATTTGGCAAATGTCGTTCTCACCCCAAAATGGGACAACATCAACAGACTTAGATAATTGTATAATTTGAGGAAGTGTGTCAATATTTGATGATGACTTAAAGTTAGCCCCATCTAATTGACTTTCAGTTGCCAAACCCATTCTGACTAAATCTTGTGGTAGCATTGAAAATTCGCCAATATCTGATAAATCAACATTTAGAATTAATGTTTGCTCTCCAATAGGTACCCCAAATATTAGATAGTCACCACTTTCGTTTGTTTTTACAGTATATTTATAATACTTTTCATATATTTTAGATGCGGTATTGTTAACCAGAACATCTCTTCTGGTTGGGAAGGTACCTGTAGGCACATGCCCAGTATATGATGGTGAATACGGTAGTAAATTATATTTATATCCATCATCATTAACATCTTGTGGTGTTTCGTATGGATATATTGAGGAAATATTTGGATTATCTAAATCATCTTGAGTTACAGGAATGAACACCGATACTTTTGCATTAGGAATTCCGTACCCATTATTACTAAAAACTCTACCAGCTATAACCCCATAATCAGAGCACATCCTGATGTATATTTCATCTTGCCTGATTTTTAAGGATAAAATGTCTAATTGTTCAAAATCTTGCTCTAAATTGACAACAATATTCTTATCTTTGCCAGGATTCGCTTTAATCCTATAGGATTTTCCCATAAAAAAAATTTATTTACAATAAATAGTTGATTATATTATTTGTAAATAAATAACCATTTTTTCAGACAAATAAACTATTAACTAATAGTCACTCCTTGGAAATTTTTAACTTTTACAGTTATATCTTTGTTAGGAAATCTTATTTGATATATTTGATTTGGTAAGGCAAATATTGTGTTGTCTACAGTCTCAATCTGCTTAGTTGCACTGTCTGCATATGGCATTGAAGTTTCTGATGATGAATACTGCCCACCAACTTTATTAAACAATTTAAGATCTGATATTGTAATAACCCCGTTTTCAGCCTGAATTAATGCACTTAATTCTGATAAATTAACATTATCACCTAACTCTCTCCTTAGTGGGGCGAAATAGTCTGCAATTTTATTAATTACACTAGCAATGACAACACCTTGGTTTTGACTAGCATCAAGAACTATTGAAATCTCAACAGCAAGATCTAATACTTCTGCCGTTTCAACTGAAACGTAATCGTTTATCATTCTGTAATTAGAAAGATATTCCGCTATATTACTTAATAATGTATTAGAGACTACCGAACTTAGCACTCCGGTTGCGTCGTATGTTAAAACTTTAACTACTATTTTATTATCAATTTCTATCACAGCAGATTTTGCAGGTGCACCAAATTGGCCCGGCATTTTTCGTAAAATAGCCTCATAATCATTAATTGTTACAGCCCTATTTTGTGCAGAAAAGTTAAATGCAACATAATTCCGAACTTCTTCAACAGTAGGTGCTCCAGCACCGCCAATAGCCGCTGTTACGTTATTACAACTTAATGAATTAACAACTTGTGAATTTATTAAGTCTGAAGGGCCATTAACATAAAATGACACTGTACCAATTTGATTTATTACGTTTACACCCAAATTAGTCGCTAAACCACCTCCAACACGATATTGAACGAATATTGTTGTGTTAGGTTTTAATGTACTACCTAATGAGAAATTATTTAGATATGACTGCATACCTAGTACATTGATACCTGATCTTGCGAACTCTCTTAACTGATCATCAGCGGATGTATTACCCCCACCAAATGTCATCTTAAGGAATCCTTCTGGAGTATATTCTGTTATAAATCTATCATTTGTAACTACGTATTTGCCAACCTTAATTCCAGGCATATCTGTTGGTTTTGTTGGGTCTTCGATAAAGACTCTATCTTGAGCTAAAGCATCGACTTCATACCATCTACCTGAGGATCCTAGAAACTCCTGTACGCTTGGCACGTTGGCGTAATTTGTACCTTCTTTCTGTAATACAGATGTTACCCCCAAAACATTTTTTTCTGGTAGGAAAAGCTCAAAAAACGGCCTAACATCTGAAGGTGTTATTACTCGTTTGAAAACTTTGGTAATACCATTAACAACCAACTCTCTTTTAACGATAGTATAATTAATTAAATTATTATTGGCATCAAAATTAGGTATTTTTAATCTATTTGGATATCCTTGGCCATCATATGGCGATGAAAAATCAATATCATACACATTTTCAAAAACTTGACCATTTCCAATTACTTGGCTACCACGTCTAAGTAAGCCCTCATATCTTTCATCATCCTTATCACCATTAGCCGGAACTGTTATTGAAAAGTCAACTAGTGCTACTGAAGGTCTTTGCCCTGGAATTTTCAAGCCATAAGTCCTAGCTATATTATATACTGAAGATCTTTGTTTTGCAAATTGCAAAACAGTCTCTTGAATGCTTCTGTCAATGTGAAAATGTAGATTATCAGCAACAGCTGCATTCAAATCCATTAATGATGAAAATATTGACGCATCATTAAAATTATCAATTAGATCTGGGTAATAAATTTTAGTAAAATTTATTAACTCAGTTCTAAGTTGTTGGAAGTCTCTTACCGTATATGATATTTTCTTTTCAGCCATAAATTATATATTAATAATAACAAAATCTTTAGTGTTAAATACATCATCAGTAATAATATAATCTATTCTAACTTTTGCTGTATATTCCGCGACACCGGTGCCTGGTAAGCTATATTGCCTTACATTATTATCACCTTCAACAGAATTCACAATCAATTCATTAGATTCATTAGGATCTATAGCATTAACTTTAATATCTGTTATTTTTAGGTTTGGGATGTACTTTTCACAAGATTCAATTATCTCCCTTTCAATACTATTGAAAGTTGGTGTATCTAATGGTTCAAATATATATTCATATAGCCTAGTACCAAAATCTGGTAGAAAATACCTAGAACCTTTTCTTGTTAACAACAAATGTATCAAATCAGACCTAATCTCATCATTAGCAGTCTGAGTTAATTTTAAATAATCACCCTCATTTGATATCATAAAAGGGAATGCTATTCCGTATGTTTTACCATTAGCCATGCTATAATACAATATATTATGATAAATACTTAAAAAAGAAAAATCCGCACAAAAATATGTGCGGATTTTATTATATGCTATGCACTACAACCAAAACAGTCGAAAGGTGAGTCTTCAGGCTTGCTTGTTGGCGTATTAGTAAATACCGGTTGAGAAATAGTTCTCTGAGGTTCTATTGTTGAAATATCAACACCAAGATGTTTAGCCCCAGTAGAAACAGCTTTTGTCCTTACATAATAACATAGTGTTTTAAGTCCTTTTTCCCAAGCGTAAAAATGAGAAGTCGTAATTTTTGAAAGAGTTGGAGCTGCCAGGTATATATTCATAGATTGTGATTGATCTATAAATGGGGCTCTATCTGCGGCCATCTCTATTAAAGATTTTTGCGAAATCTCCCAAATTGTTTTATATTTTTGAATATAATGTTCAATAAGCTCAATTTTCTTGTTATATTCAGGATCATTATTATCTAAGTACTTGTTAAAGTTTATATTTTGTATCGAACCGTCATTAAAAATAATTTCATTCTTAAGTTGCTCGCACCAGATGCCTATCGATTCAAAATCATCAATTAGGTATTTGTTAACAATCAAAATTTCGCCACCAACAACTCTTCTGTTAAACAGAGCGGAGTGAGCAGGTTCTGTCATCTCATAAGAACCTGTTATCTTTGCTGAAGAGGCTACTGGCATTTGAGCCGTAAACAAACTATTTGAAACGCCATATTTCTTAACATCATCTTTTAGTGATTTCCAGTCATATCTAGGTAAATCACCATCTGTCAATCCCCACATATCGAATTGAAAAATTCCGCTTTGCATTGGAGATCCTTCAAAATAATCATATGGCTTACGTCCTTCTTTACAAAGTCTGTTACTTTCTTTTATTGCTGAGTAGTATATCGTCTCAAAGATATCTCTATTAAGTTTCCTAGCCTCTTCTGAAGTAAAAACATAATCCAACTTAAAAAACACATCAGCAAGGCCTTGAGTACCAATACCAATTGCTCTTTGGCTTAAGCCACCTTTAAGACCTTTCTTTGTTGAGTAGTGATTTATGTCAATTACTTTATTCAATGATCTTACTATTTTGGCAACTTCAATTTCAAGTTTTTTAAAATTAAACTCACCATTTTCAACAAAATTCTTCAAAACAATTGAAGATAGTGTACAGATCGCTGTTGTTTCCTCATCCGTATATTGATATATCTCATTACAAAGATTTGATTGTTTAATAACACCAATATTCTTATGGTTTGTCTTTCTATTCGCGTTATCTTTAGAGCAAAGATATGGGACACCAGTTTCTATCTGAGAATCCAAAATCTTAACCCAGACATCTTTAGCCTTAACTTTTTTACCAAGACCTAACTTAACAGCTTTGTTATAAATTTCTTCGTATTCATCACCATAAGCCTCTTGTAGAGGTTTTAACCCTGCTTTAATTATATCATTTGGGCAAAACAAATACCAATCAGTATTATCTTTAACAGCCCTCATAAAATTATCAGGTATCCACAATGCTGTAAATATATCCCTAGCCCTAAGCTCTTCAGAACCTGTATTTTTCTTGATATCCAACAAATCAAAAATATCCTTATGCCAAGGTTCAAGATAAATTGCGGCACTTCCAGGCCTTCTACCTTGTTGGTTAAAAAACCTAAGTCCTTCATTTACTATTTTCAAATACTTCAATAAACCACCAGCAAATCCTCCTGTCGTAGATATTTTACTATCTTTACTGCGTATGTTAGACATATTTAATCCAATACCAGCAGCATCTGAAGAATAGTTGCATATATCATTAAATGTATTTAACAATCCACTCCTAGAATCGCCATCACAATAATGTAGCACACATGAGGCTAATTGTGGGTCAATACACCCTGATTTCAACATTATCGGAGTTGCTTTTGAGACAAGCTGACTAGTTAAAGAGTGATAATAATCAACAGCCTCTTCAAACGAATCTGTACACCATAAAGCTACTCGCATATACATATGTTGGGGTCGTTCAACATTAATAACTTTATCATCACATTCAATCTTAAGAAGATACATCTCAGTTAGAGCTTTCCACCCAAAATAGTCAAAATTATTATCATTTTCATGATTGATCACAGCATCAATCTTTTCCGCCCCATACTCATTAATAATATTGATTAAGTTTTCAGAAATAACGCCATATTCACGCAATAAAAGCATCGTGTCTGTAAAACTATTAGATGTTTCTTTATAATATGAAGATATTGAAATATTCGCAGCAAGCCTTGAATAATCGTAATGTGTACCCGTATATGATGCAGAAATTTCTGCAATCAATTTATCAAGATCTTTTGTGGTAATAAATCCTTCAGTTGGTACTGATGTTATAACTTTGATGAATATTTCATCTGAGTTTACTTTAAGTTTTTTTGCAGCATTTTTAATCCTAGCATAGATTTTTTGGGGATTAAAAGCAACATTCTCACCGTTTCTTTTTGTTATTGTTAATGATGGCATATTTTTTTTTTATTTAAAAATCGTCAATAAATGTTATTTCTTCATTCAATTTTGCTTTTTGATATTCAACAACTCTTTTTTCAAAGAAATTTCCTTTAGTCTCAATAGCAATTTGTTCCATGAATTTAAATGGCTGCTCAACATTAAATACTTTACTACAATTCATTTTAACAAGCAATCCATCCACAACAAATTCAAGATACTGTTTCATCAAATTTTGGTTCATACCGATCAATGAAACCGGGAGAGACTCTGTAATGAATTCTTTTTCAATTTCAAGAGCTGAAAGAAGAATTTCTTTAATTCTCTCTTCGCTGACTTTATTTTCCAAATGATTATTAAGCAAATGAATTGCAAAGTCGCAATGAAGATTCTCATCTTTAAAAATAAGAGTATTTGCTAAGCACAAACCTGGCATTATACCTCTAGATTTAAGCCAAAAGATTGAGCAAAAAGATCCTGAGAAAAATATACCTTCAACGGCTGCAAAAGCAACCAACCTTTCTTGGAAAGAAGAATTCTTAATCCAATTAAGTGCCCAATTAGCTTTTTTCTGAACAGCTGGCAAATTATCTATTGCTGTAAAGCAAATATTTTTTTCTTCTTTATTGGTAATATACGTATCAATCAACAAAGAATACATAAGGCTATGAATATTTTCCATCATAAGTTGAAAACCATAGAAAAATTTAGCTTCAGGATATTGCACTTCTCGACAAAAATTCTCAGCCAAGTTTTCATTTACGATACCATCTGATGCCGCAAAGAAAGAAAGTACGTTTTTCAAAAAATATCGTTCATTATCTGTTAGTTTTTCCCAATCACGCATATCCTCGGAAAGGTCAACTTCTTCAGCTCGCCAAAAAGCGGCTTCATGTGTCTTATAAAAATCCCAAATATCGTTATGTTCGATAGGGAATATAACAAATCTATTTGGATTCTCTACTAAAATTTTTTCTTCCATGTTTATTAATTTTGAGTGTTTTTTTCTTTTCTTTTGTTAATAATTTCCATAACTCGTTCTCTTTGAGCTTTTTCTTTTTGTTCCTCAAACCCTAGGAATGTTACTGAAGATTCTGTATCAATGACAAGCATTTCATTATCAAATCTACAATTTTCAAATATAACTCCGTCAGTACCAATTCTAGATTTAGTGACAGCAATTGTTGCCAAACCAGCCTCTTTTTGCTGAAGTGTCTTTGCTACTGAAATGATTACGTGTCCAACTTGCGCTTTTTTAATAGAACCCCCCATTTGATCTGTTGTAACAACTTCTGATGAGATTGAAGATCTATTACCTTGCGTAGCTGTCCACCCCACAATATTTAACTCATGACACATTGCCTCAAATCCTCGAATAACTGATCCCTCACTTTTCCATTCATCTCCCAAATTTTTATCCGGAACAACACAATCGATATAGTCTAATAGGATCATATCTATTTTATTTCCCTCAGCAATCATTTTTCTAACTTGATTCTTAATCTGAAGCATTGTTACTGTATCAGATGGTAATTTTTTCAGAATCAATTTATTTTGCATCTTTTCTTTAATACCTACCACAATATCCATAACTTCTTGCTTTCTATCTGAAAGGTCATCTGGTGAAATACCGGTCCACAAGGTAAAATGTTTTCTCTGAATAATCTTAGGGTTATCTTCAAAAAAGATTTGAAGAACATTATATCCCAAATTATAAGCGTGGTTTCCAATTTTAGTTAAGAAGGTTGACTTACCAACACCTGTAGGTGCTAGTATTACCCCGATCTCACCTTTTGCCAAACCTCCCTTTAGTAGTTTATCTAGTCCAGGAATACCCATAGATACTGGATGCCTGAAATCATCATTAAGTACTTCATCAAGATTGTAAAAAACATCCTCAGATCCACGATCAATCTCACCAACCCTCAAAGCTTTAATAATAAGTTCCTCAACTTTATCATAGTTCTCAAATTCACCTGAGTCGATAATTTTCTGAGCCCTAACGATAGCTTTTTGCATCTCCTGTTGTTTACAAAACTTAAGAGACTTTTCCTTAACAAAATTACTACCTTCTAAAGTAATCTCACTAATTTTTGTGATAGTATCAACTATCATTCTACTGAATAATTCACTCTCAACTTCTGACTTTGTTACCTGCACCAGAGTATCAAAAGATGGGCTAGATTCATACTTTGAATAGTATTCTTTAATCATTTGCATAATGATTTTGAAATACTTATTTTCAAAGTAATTAACATCGATAACATCTATTATTGATCTGGCAAAGTCCTTATCAATAACAATTTGATTTAGCAATTGAAGTTGAAAATTCTCTCCTAAATAATTAAAATTTTTGTCTGAACCCATGTAGGTTTGTGTTTAGCTTTGATAAATATTAGACTTTCAAATTATAACCAAGGTAATCATATTCAAGTGATTCAGAATTTGAAAATATGTTTGTCATGCCTGACAAAATATTCTTCAATAGCGGCCTCAAGTCAACAGTATAACGTACCTTAGGAGGATAGAGTTTAGCATTAAATTGTCTGTGTGTGATGATCCTATCATCAACCTTTAAATAAAGGTTAAAGTTTTCATCATCATTAGTCATTGATGTGTTCAAAATTTCAGGGTCATCAATAATTTGGTCAGAGTTTTCAAGCAAATACTCAGTAGTCTTATTTTTCAATGAAACCTGGATCCCCTCAATGACTCTATTAATGTATTCGTATAGGTCATATGAATTTCTAGCATCGCTGTTATAATTCTTGACATTGAAGAATCTTTGTACAATGATTTTATCATTCAATGTAAGCAAAAATTCCATTCTAGCATTGTCTTGTTCTTTCATATTATTTTTTTTTGTTTTTAAATTTTTCTTTTCTTGAAATTTTCATAAATGGTTTGAAAAAATAAACCCAAGCATTATCTGTTTTGGGTAGGAGCTTAAAAATACCATCCTCAACCATCATCTTCATAAGATTTTTATAATCTCGCCCATCTGGGTCTAGATCCTCCTTATAATGGTCTTCAACGATTAATTTGACCTCATCACTAATAATAGGATTATCTAGGTCTATAATCTTCTCATTTATCACATAAAACTCATCCCCGTAAATTCCTGTTTTAGTCTTGCCAGTTAAGATATTTGCTAAAACCTTTCTAGATTTATTTTCTTCAAACAATTTTTCAGTTTTTTCTAAAATATCTGAAACTGAAACCTTTTTATCAAATAATTCCGGGAAAAATTTTAAAAGAGTTTCGGGGCCTAGACAATATATTCCGTCAATATTGTCTGAATTGTCGCCACACAGTATTTTGTAAGGTTTAACATTATAGTTTGGTATCTCTAAAGTTTTAATTTTAACTTTATCACCATACTTATAATATTTTTTCAATATTGGTGAATAAATAGTAGTTTGTTCTGAGCACAATTGTTGAAGATCGTTATCTGCTGATAAAATTACTTTGGTCTCATCTTTAGATATTTGACAATAATATGCAATTAAATCATCAGCTTCACAATTTTCTAAAATTATTTGTCTAATAAAAACTTCCTCAAGATATTTTTTAATCCTGTTACATTGTTTATAAAAGGATTGTTCTTCTTCGTCAGTCTTGGACTTGCCTCGGTTTGTTTTATAATTAGCATATATCTTTCTACGGTTTAACCAGCTTTCCTCACCATCCCAAAAAACAACAACTTTATCAAAATTGTTTTCTTCAATTAACAATCTTATTGTACTCAAAAAATACCAAATAGCACCTATATGCTCACCATTATGAAAATAGGTTTTCACACCATGAAAACCTATTTTCGCTAAATTATTACCGTCTACTAATAAAGTTTTATTCATCACAAATATGCATATATTAAACCAGCATCTGAAATGTCTGCCAAATTATCAAATTTGTACCCTAGTTTTTTAAGTTTTTCCTGGATAAAAATACCAATTATTTTTTTATGGTATTCTACCACTATTTTTTTACATTTTAATAGGTTGTCATCAGTAATTGTAGTAAAAAGATCTAATTCACATCCTTCACAATCAACTTTTAAATAATCAATTGTAGTTAATTGATAATCACTAATTAATTTATTGATAGTTGTAGTGAAAACCTTTACTGTGTTTTCGCTTTCATTTGAAAGCGTACCTAAGATTGAATTTACTGCAGAAGATTCTGAAATTGAAAAATCTGCAACGCCTTCACAATCATAGATACCACAGTTTATAAGTTCAACATTTGGTAATCCACTAATATTGTCTTTTAAGCAGTCAAACACAGGTTTATATGGTTCTACCGATATAACTCTTTTAGCACCTTTTTCAACAGCATATTGCGTAAACATTCCATAGTTAGCTCCAATATCAACAACAACGTCTCCAGGTAAAACTTTCACATTTTCACTATCATATAATTCAAGAACTTTTACTTCGATAAAGGTAAAGTACGGAGAATCACTATCTAGTGTTTTTAATTTAAAATCATGACCTAAAAAAGTATAAGGTATAACTTTATCAAACAAGATAAAATTAAAGTCACCAATATCACCATCAAAAACTAATCTAGTATTACTAACATGTTTAACCATGCTAATCGGTAATCCAATATAATACTCTACATTTTCATGTAATTCAAATGTTGTGGCATACAAATTAAGGTTTGTTGTTAAATCAATCCAACGGCATTTGCTTGTTACATTAGGCCCTTGATATTTAAAATATACAACACAGCCTAACTCATTTTTATCTAATTTTATTATTTCTATCATTTTGCGATTACATTATATCTTCTAGCATTTCATATGTTTTATCTTCATTAAATTCAATATCACCATTACCACTCAAAATTTCATTCCAATATTGTGAGAATTCTTTTTTGTAATTGTTAAGTGCTTCTGCAGTATCTTCAATATACCCTTGAGGTACTACAATTATTTTACCATCCTTAAACCCTAAACCATTAACATGGTTTTTTATAACAGAAATTTTAGTCCTAATAGCATATGCCACAGTTCTACCATTTTTTGTAGCTGTAATGTGATTAATACCGCTCTTCTTTTGGTTTCCAAAGAGGAACACTAATGATGATGCCAACCAAGCAGCTTCACCACCTTTAGCCTTAATTTCAGGTTGGCCCATAGGGTTATCTGGAAGCATTACCCAGGGTTGATTAACAATAATCATACTATTATAGTATGGGTAATCTTCTTTTTTAGTTCTAGTTATCCTAGCATGAATTCCCATCCCAAGTTTGTCTGATAAAACTGAGGCGTTGTGTTGTTTACCTCCCTTACCTTCATAGGTCATCTTACAAGGTACTGAACCAATACTATCCCAAAGAAAAAGTAAAGAAAACGGAAGGTCACCTTTTTCTTGTGCATCAATTAGATCATTAATAAAGTCAGTAATCTGCTCAATATATTCAAAGCTATCATTAAAAATAAAATGGCCGTCCCACTCTCCATTAGCATTTTTTTCAGCTTTTAAACCAAGTTGGACCGCATGTTCCCAATTCCATTTTCGTTCTGTAATTATAAAAACAGGTAGATGCCCTTTATTCTGAGCATCAACAGCTGCCAATATCATTGCAGTTGTTTTAGATGTATTAGTATGCCCCAAAAACATATTTATGCCACCCATAACAGGCCCTGGCAAACCACAAGCATTATGAAATGCTTCTCCACAGTAATAATAATCTACCGCTTTATATTTAGTCGCTGACGAATATTTATTTTTAATATCAGCTATAGTTATTTCTTTTTTCTTTAACGCCATAGTTTGTTTTATTTTAAGTTAAAAATAATATGGGGTGAACATTGTCACCCCATTTTTTTTTCACAATTAAAATGGGAAATCATCATCAGGATCAAAATCAGCTTGCCTATCTGACATACCACTAGATTTTCCGCCCATAACAATGTCATCGGCTGAATCCCCATAAACATATTTGTTTAATTCTGAGTCCCAACGAGGTTTTTCTCCCTTAGCTACAGCTTCAAGATATTCTTCCGGCTTTTTAGAATAAACATCTTTCCATGTGAGTTCATCGTCAAGCCATTCTTTAGCAATACTTTCATCGTCAGAAAGTTTGCTTTGATCGTCAAACATAATTGCTTGAATGAATGTATAATCTTTGTTTTTAGAAGTCTTACCTTTAGCAAGTTCAATAATCAGGTCTCTACCTGTAAATGGATCTGTAATATCACCCTTTGCTTTGAAAATTGGAATAATTTTGTCAAGAGGACCCTCACCTTTATAGTTATGTTTAAACCTCCAAAACTTAACACCGTCTTCTGGATGATCCCTATCAATAACTTTTATTACATAAAATTTTCGAGATTTATATTCCTTTGCAAGCTCTTTATCTGAAGCTTTTCCGGTGGCAGTGAGATCGTCATATACCTCATTAAGTGGTGAACGCTCATTATCATTTTTACCCGGATCATAGAGCTTTACATATTTACCATCTTGAAGAATTTCGTGAAACCACGCTTCAACAAATGGCGACTTACCATCTTTAGATGGGAGAATTCTAATTCGTTTTTGGGCCGAACTTTTACCCTCAGGCAAAATCGCTGTGAAGTATTTCTTCATACGATCTTCCCTACTCATTTTAAATGATGATGTTGACTGTTTTGAATCTTCGTACTGTTGCAGGACTGAATCTAGAATTGAACTCATATTTACTTTTTAGTTTAGGTTAAATTATACTCAAGTATATACCTTACAATCCGATATGTCAAATCAAAACAGCCAACATCTTTAAATATTATCCCAACCCAATGTCTTTGTATTTTTCAATATCAAAAGTATCTCTAATATCTGAACTTGAAAAGTCTTCAACATCGTCAGTTGTTAATACATATTCATTTTTACCAGATTTTTCTAAATCTGGCATCTTATCTTGGAAATATTGTGATAATTTTTGATTATATGGCCCAGAGTCTAAACTTCTTAATTCTAATTTCTCTTGTGCTGTTTTTGGGCGATATTTTTCAAAACTATTTTTCAAGGATTCTACACTGTTAACTAAATTATTGAAGTTTTCTAATTTAGATTCCAAAGATTTTAGTTGATTAAATAAGTCTTCAAATGCTTGTGATTGTTTCTCAGAAATTTCTTTTTGAGAATTCACTAAATCCGTGATATCTAATTCTTCACTTTCTTCGCCTTCATCATCAGTTGACGGGCCTATTTTTTCAACTTCAGGATCTTCCTCATCAATTGGTTTATTTTCTAATTCATCAACAGGTTTATCTTCAATACCCGGTTCATTTTCACCACCAAGAGCTCCTGGTGCTGGTGGAGCACCAAGTCCGCCTCCTAATGGGGGTGCTGGTGCTGGTATTCCTCCTGGAGCCGCAGCATCTGCTGGTGGGGCCGCTAAAGCATCTTGTTCTGTTAAATAACGGTTGATTCTATTAAAATTTTTAATTTCATCAATGATTTTTTTCTCTATGTCTGTCATGGTTAGTCTATTAATAACTGCTTAACACCTGTTTTTGTCTCAACGTTTATTTTTTTGTTTAATTTCTTAGTATTATCGACTCTTTCAATCAAACCATCTTTAGATTTAATTATATAACACTCACCACTGTCTAGGTCACAAACTTCTTTATCACCGTTAGGTCTTTGACTTTCAGTATATCTACCTTTTTTGCCTAAATAAGCATCTAATGCTGATGAAACATTACTCATAATATTTTCTTTATTATATAAATATATTTAATTTACAATTAAATTATTTTATTTAACCAAATATTTTTGAATTTATAATTAAATTAAGTGCTTCTTCACACTTAGGTTCTAAATTTTCCTGTGTTAACCCATTATTTAGATTTTTACTAATTAAAGCACTAGCAATTGCTTGCGAAGTCTTTTTAGTATTATTCGCTATGTTTGGATTCCAAACGTTAACTAAAAACTTAATACATGACTCTTTATCATCAAACAAAGCTGTTGGCACATAATCATTATTAGTCTTAATACACAAATATTCTTTATTGAAGAAACTTGATAAGTTTTCGCCCCAATCAATATTTAATGGAACTTTAGCAAAATTATTATTAAATGTAATAAAAGTCTGCGTATTAATATCATATGAATTAACATAACAGGAAACAAATGATAATACTCTGGTCATATCATTTGATGTTTGGGCACTTATTGCTTTACCTAATTTTGTAACATTAGTATTAGTCTGGCTTCTTATTTGATTAGGAACATAATCAGCATAATTTATTGCAATTAATAATGCGCAAGGTGCTGGATCTACAACTTCACTTGATGTATTCGTTGATTGAGTTGTAAGATTTGTTGTTGAACTACTATTAATCTGGATTAGTTGAGAGAATAACTCCTTAGTTATTGTCTGAAGGTATGTTTCACTTTCATTTGGATATGCAAAAACCTGTTGCCTAATACCTTTAAATGATGTGTCAAATTTACCAGGGGTTATTGTATGTTCAACTGAAGTAATATAATATGGCCCATTAAACATGGGAACGTATTTTAGATTAAAATACATTGTTGGCTGTATCATTGCGTTACCCAAGCAACTAACTGAGCACTCATAAGATCTTGATTTATAGAAATTCCATAATGATACGTTTTGAGTTGCTACAGCTTTTCCATTAGCTTGCTCAATCATATTATTTTCTTGAATAATGCTCTCAGATGTCGATTTACCAATATTTTGACTAACATTAAAATTTGAAAAAATACTCTGATTTCTTATTCCAATATCAACATTAAATCCAACGATTCTATTAGATAGACCCCAATCTTGTTTGTTTGTTAAAGGATCTATTAACGGGTTATCACTGCTTCTAACTAAACTTAACGTATCTGTTTTAAATCTATAAAAATCGTTTTTAATGTCAGGATGCTCACTAGCTTTTGCATTGTAAATACAAACTAATTTAGGTGAAGACTCCCTAGTATCAACACTCATAAATGTGCCAAATAATGTGTTTCCAAATTCCAAAGTACTATCAATCTTAGGAACATTATTTTTAGAGACTTCTTGCACATTATAATAATTGACATATCCTGGGTGCATCATAACACTAAAATTATGCTCTCTAATTAAAGTCTCAAGATATACATATACAGATGCTTTAGGATTAATATTTGTGAATAAATTCTTAACCTTAAAAGGATCAATTAATGTACTATCTGCAATATTTCTATTACCCCTATCTAATAATAACACATCCTGTAAAAAGGTTGTCTGTGAGTAATCATATCCAGCAATCCAAGTATCATTAATACCTTTAAATAATTCCCATAACTCTAATTTAATTTGCTCACCGTCAGTACCTATTTCTTGTTCTGGAGATGTACTAACACTAGGTAAATTTTTTCTAAGTTTAGTTAAAACAGTATCTAATACTAAATTATTAAAGGATGTTTCTTCACTAATATAGCTGGTAATATCATTTCTAAACTTTGACGCGTTATATGTTGGATCAGCAGCTTTTTTTGTAGCATATATTTTTATTAATGGCGATAACTGACTAACAGAATCCTGAGTAAACTCAACATTCATATCAACAAAAAAATCTGTTATTGTACTACCAGTACTTGTGTACTTAATACCTTCTATATTTGAAAACCCAACATAAAGTTCTAACGCTTTCCAAGCCTCAGGATTCTTAGCTTTATAATCATCTAGTGGTATTGTCGGCAAACTACTAGCTGTTGGTAATACTCCTGACTTATAATAATCAAAAGTTATCGGATCAATAACTGAGAAATTATTTGAATAACTATCAAACAACCTTCTATTGTAATCACCAGGGTTTCCATACTTTATAATAACATCATAATTCAAAAACCCATCTAGTGTAGCCTTAATTTTATTAAATTGTTCTGTTGATATTGTCTCAGTTAAAACTTTTGAATTTGCACTATTAATATATTGATTATTAACGCCCATTAACTGGGTCATTAATATCTGAAAGTTATGATAAATAGTATCTGAGTTTACTTCTAAATTATTAAGCTTTTTTCTGAAAACTTTGGTACCTTCAACATTAACTCCATTAAAGTTAAATGTCGCATCATCAACATTTATAACTTCCAGATCATACCTAGATTTGCTGAAGTTTAAAAACTCAGTTTCAAATCTGTCCAAAATGTCCTTATTAAACACTGAAAGCATTTCTTCGATTGTTGTGTAATAGTATTCATCATCTAAGTTAAATGCTGATTGTGTTGAAGATTGTGAATCAATTACCTTTAAATATGATCTATAATCTGGCTTTGTTAAACTACCATTTTCAAAATAGCCATAATTGGGTAATGCCCAGAACGATCTAACCGACCCATTATATACTGATTTATTATTATTTACAGGTATTTTATTAGTACCATCACTATTAAAACATTCAAATTTAACTTGATTAAAGTTAGACCCAAACGATGGTACAACATATTCAAAACCGTTTTTATTATCTATTATTGTTACATTCCAAGGATTAACATTTATTATATTTTTATTATCCAGACTTATCGAATTGATTTTGGCATCGTCTATCAATGTCAACCTAAAACCATCATTAGTATATAGTTTACTGTTTATAGCATCATCGGTATATCCACTAAACATTTTATTGCCAAAATAGAATAAATTAAAATTATCAACTACTTTTGGATAAAATCCAAGATTAATTTTATCGTATTGAACATTACTACTAATTGCCTGAGTTTCTAATGCAAAATCAATAATATTACCCCCAATGTTTAATTTATATGTTTTGGCCAAATCCTCAGTTTCTGGGTCAAAATTCTTTATATAATCAAAATCTCCCCAGGCATTATCTAATATGTCTGTACCTGTAGTTATTTTATGTTTATACCTGTACCAAATAGACCCATATTTTAATATCAGAGCGTAAGGGACTTTATGTATCGCACCAAACTTTTTAAACGCTGAAAAAATATAATCTGAATCATTCCCATATGGAAGATTATTAAAGTATTTATACTTTTCCCTTAATGTTGCAATAGGCAAGCTATTCAGAAACAAATACGCTGATGTAATGTACGGAGTGTTGTCATTATTTAAATACCACTTATCCACATCGTTTAATATTGCATTAACAAAATATGGCGTATTTAATAATGAAGTAGTCTGGGTATAAATAACATCCCCACTATAATTATAATATTTTACAGCCCCCTCAGTTACTTGTTGCTTATATTTTTCATAAAATCTTTCAGTGTAAAAATTTGCTAACGAAGTTTTATCTGTAATTAATGACAGATTATACTGGGGATTTGTCGCTACCTCATATGTAAAACTAGTAACAGGCCTTGGGTTATCTGTTGATGAAGAGTTAAAATTACATATAAGTTTTGTAGTATTATCAACTAAATATATGTCACTAGTATTGTACAAATATCTAATATTATTATTTAAAAACCCAGCAGACATATTATTTTGACTCCATCCGCTAATAGAAAATGGAAACGTATCTAAAAATCGAACTTCGTTTGTAACTGTTGATTTTATATAGCTTTCTAGTTTTGTCGTATCAACGCCTGAAGATATTTTATCTATCCCAGAATTAAAATAATCTAAAGTGTATATGTTAAAACTATTTGTAGTTTCTTCTTGAATATAATCGGTAACAAATATATCTCTAACAAACTTTTGCCAAGATTCACCAATACCTGAATTTGATATTGATTGCAATGTTGCAATATAATTTGCTGAATTTAAATTCAATTCTTTTAACTTCTTAATCAAAAATGGGGATCCATTAATTAATGAGTTAGCGATATTATTAGCCTCAGAATCAGATAATATTTCTAGTAATTGGTTTTTTGCTGCATTACCATCAAATCTTTGGTAAAAAGACATTAAAAATATTCTTTCCCAAATTTCATAGATAAATTTAACTTCTTGTTTGTTTCTGAAAAAAGAGAAGTTATTTGTATAATCTATTGCATTGAAAGATATTTTATCAGTACCTTCTTC